TGCACAGACTTTCTCATAAAATCTGGAGCTCTTAATCTTACAACTCCTGGTGCACCTACACCAAGTTTAAAACCTTTGTCAATACTTGCACCGGTCCAAGTTTTATTTACTAAAGTTTCAGCAGCTTCGTCAGATAAAATTATACCTTTTTGTTTAGCTATAAATTTATAATCTTCTATTGTTTGATTAATAATTGCTTTTGTTGGTGGGTAATTTAAAGCTGTAGACCATTGTGTTCTATTATTTTTAAATACTTCATAACCTCTATCAACCACATCATTAATATATTTAGGTAACATTT